CGATATAAAGAAAGTACGGCCAGGTGTCCGTGTCCCGCGGGACGGTGTACGGCTGCACTTCGCCCCGGTACGTGACGTAGTTCCCGGCCTGGGCGAATTGCTCGCCGCACTGCGCCAAGGGTTCCCCGCACTCGACCAGAAGCCGGATGTTCGTGAACTCGCGACGCAACACCAAGAGGGGGTTGCGGGCCGTGGCGCACCCCCGCACCCCGACCGCCGGTTCGGTCCCCGGCTCCCACCATTCGTGCACGTAAACGTCAAACCCGCGTGCGCGCAATGTCTCCTGGACGTACGCGGGGTCCTGGCCGCCCACGGCTTTCCATGCAGCGTTTAGGCGGTCCCGTCGCTCCTGTTCCGATAGGCCGGCGCCAGGGAGCCCGAACTGTCTTTCCCAGGCCGAAAGCTCCCGCGTCGTGTCCGGCCATAGGTCCGCCCAAACGCTATCTATGAAGCCCTTTGCCTGGGATGCCGCCCCGGAAAGCCCTTCGACCAGCTGCCGGAGTCGCTTGTCGGCCGTAACTCTCCACGCCCGCCCGTTCGGGAGTAGGTGGCGAAGAACTCGAAAGAACATCAGAACCACTCCAGGCTTCTTAGTTTCGCCTTCTCCCCTACCCCCAGGGAGTAAACATCGACGACCACCCCGCCGCTTTCTAGCGTTACGCCGCTAAAAATTCCGCTGTTTGCCGAAACGATGTCGTCCACCACCCCGCCAAGGCCGGAGCGGGTCACGCGGTCCCGCCGCGGCGGGACGGAAAGGCCGGGGATAAAAGGTTCTCGGCTTTTAAAATAGGCGACCAGGGCGAACTCTATGTCCTCGCGGACTTGTGCGAGGTCTTCCACCAGAAGCCCGGGAACGCGGACATCGAAGCCCACGCGCTCGATTGGAAACGCGTTCGCCAACGCGTTGGCGGGCCGCCGGGTGGCTAGGCCGGCCCGGTCGAACTCCACGGACTCCAGGACCGCTTGAAGCTGCGCTGGCGTCGGTATGCCGTCCGCGCTGGCGCTACTCGCTTCGGTCGCTTCGACATATAGGTCCACCTGGCCCGGGCACTCGCTCGTATAGGGATAAACGTTCAAAATGCCTGCGACTTCCTCCCCCCACTGCTCGTAGTCCGCGTACGCCCCGCCCTGCGGTTTCTTCTGGAACCGGTCGATAACTCGCTGGCGGTACGCGTCGGTGCTCTCCGCATTTGCTGCGGTTACGGTCTGCGCGCTAACGGTGGCGGTGCTCCCGACGTTTGAAAGGGGGTTGGCGAAAGACACCTCGTCCCCCGGGGCTAGGTTCCCCAGGGCGCCAAGGCCACCGCCCCCCGCCTGGTCGCTGGCGGCCCGGATAGTCGCCTGAACCGTAAACGACCCGAGGGCCACCGCGCCGATAGTAATGTACGTGACGCCGTTCGCCGCGTTCAAAAGCTGGGTGCCGGACGGCAAAACCCCGCCCAGGTCTTCCACGGATATGTTGACCACCAGTTCCGCCGCCGTCGCCGGTACGGGGTCCGCCACCCCCACCAGGCGCCCCCATTCGACTAGGGGCCGAACGGTCGCGCCGTTTACTACTGTGGGGCTCGCGCTGGCGGTCTGGACGAACTGCTGTAAGAACGAAAAGCCCGCGTACTTGTAGAGCAATATGAAAACGCCGGACAGGGCTTTCGCAAGAACCCGCAAGAAAGACCGCGGCAAAAGCGGCACGCTTTGATTCAGGGACGTTTCGAGCTGAGCAATTATGTTGTCGTTTATTTGCTGCGTTGTTGGTGTCGATAGGCTCATCGCGCGTCCGCCTTCCAGTTTTCGAAGAACTCAATGGTAGAGGGCGACCCCCCCGCGTTTATGGTCGCGACAATGCGCACCTGGTTTAGCCCCGGCATGCTGGCCGCCGCTAGAACTTCGGTGGCCACGCCGGCGGCGACCATCCACGACAGGTCACGGACGGCGGCTTGTTCTAGCCGCCGCAAATTGGCCGGGACCGCCGCCAGCGACCGAAGCAGGTACTGGGTTTCGCTACGGTATTGGCGGCGGGGTTCCGGCTCGTTTACGTTCCCCCACCAGGTTTCGGGGTTGCCGGCCTGCCCGTTGTCGTCCTCGTTGCCGCCAAAAAGCGAAAGGTACGCCGCGGTTTCCAGGCCGCCCGACATTTTGACAAGGCCGCCCGACACCGACACGTCGCCGCCGTCGTTGGTCTGGAAAAGCAACACGTCGCCCTGCTGTTCTGTCATTGCATCGGCCCCGTTGGCTGTTCTGTGTTCCCGGCGCTATCGTTCGCCTGGGCGTGATTGTGCTCGGCCACTTCGACCCCGCCGATAGTCGCGGACGGCGAAACGATGCCGGTGGGCGTCGTTATCTGCCCCGCCGGCGTAATGACAACCCCGTTAACTACGAAGTCCCCGCCGGCTTGAAGCTCAAAAGACCCCGCCGCATTCTGCCCCAGTATAGACCCGTCCGCGCCCAGGGTCACCGACCCGTTGCCGTTTTCCGCTTCGAACGACCCGTCCGGCGCCAGCGTAGTGGTTCCGGCGTCGTTTTCAGCAATCACGGTGCCGTCGGCTTTCAGCCAGTGGTCTGCGGCTACCGCCCCGGCGGAGTCACGGGAGTATATGCGCTTTTCGCCGGCCCGGGCTTTGGGGGTGTTCTTTGGGTCGATGTACCCCACGGCGGCAACCCGGCCGCGTTGCGGTGTCGGGCCGACGTAAACGTAGTCCGTACCGAGCGGGAATGAGTCGTCGCCAGGCGGTGCGAAATGCTCCGCGGTCAGGTTCGGCCCTCCCCCCGGGTCCATCTTCAGGTCGCTTACCTGGGCGCCGTTTCGGGACGTTCTAACAAACGACAAAATGCGGCCGATTAGTCCCACGGCAAAGTCTCCGGTGTTTCCCCGCTAAAAGCGCCCGGAAGAACCAGGTCAAGCTCCGCCGATTCGTTGTCGCCCGTCCGGTCGAAGCGAACCGAACGCACCACGAACTCATAGTCCGAATAGATCATGGCGCCCGGGGCGTTTACAACCACCGTGGTGTTGGGTCGCCAAAGAGCGCCGGACGGGTCGCGCCACGTATCGACCTGCACCCCGTAGGCGGCCATGTTTCCGAACATTCGGCCCGCTTTGGCCCGCACGGAGTCCCGAACGGTTCCGCCCTGGGTGTCCGGGCTTTTGAAGGTGTGGGGGCGAATAACGCCGGCGAGGTACGGGTTGCGTACTGTGTACTGCGAACCGCTGGTGCCGACCATGACCGACTCAAGACCGGTTATGTGGCTGTAGTATTGCTGGGGCGAAAAGAACGGCGACACCCCGAGAAACGGGGAAGCCCCCTGACGGAGAACCGCAACGGGCGCCCCGGGCTTCACAGATTGTTGGAAGAGCGCCCGGCCGTCCGGGTCGCTTGATACGACCAGGCCCCGTTGTTTGGCAAGGCCCGACAGAAAACCCAGTACTTTTTCGCCCGGGTCAGCAGCGGCCCGCTCGAAGACGGATCCGCCCGGGCCGTCAAACACCGCCGCAATGCCGAAAGGCTGGCAAAGCGCCGCCGCAATGCCGGGTAGGTCCTGGGCGTTAAACTCGACAGGAAAAGCCGACGCCGGCGGGGTACAGTCTTCCAGAACGCCCGGGCGCGAATAGCCCGACAACGACACCGTGGTGCTCCCCCGGGAAACGACAGGCACTACGCCGACAAGGGTTCCGGTGAACAGCGGAACGCCGCCCACGGTCACGGCAAGCGGCTTAAAGCTGAACGGCCGGAAGGTTTCGCGAAAGGCCGGGTCGTTCGGTTCGAAGGGGGCGGAAAACTCCAGGGTGTCCATGCTATCCAGCGAACGGGTCAGGCGAAGTTCCGACCAGAAGCGGAAGCGGACCCCGCCCACCAGGACCGCCACTTCGTTCGGGCGGTCCGCTTGCGCCTGGGTCGGTCGGTTCGTCGGGTCGCCCGGTATCTGCGGGACCGCCAGGACGGTTCCAGGCGCCAACGGTTCCAGCGCGCCCGGGTTAGCTTGCGACAGGTTCAGGGCGTACTTTTCGGTGCCGTACGCGCGGCGGGACAGGCTCTCGAAGGTGTCCCCGGTGTTAGACGTAATAGACAATGCGGCGGCCCTCCGGTAGTTCCAGAATTTCCGAGCCCGTCAAACTGTTCGAGCTGATAAGGAAGTCGAGCTGGTCGTCTACCGACCCATAGAGTTCCGCCGAAAGGTCCACGATGGTTCGCGCCCTGTCCAGGACCACCGCACGCTCTTGTTTGAGGGAAAACGAGATGTCGACCAGGAAGCCGGCGGTCAGGGCTACGGCTTCCTGTAGCTTCTGGTACGCCCCGCCGGTGTCAATAGCGGCCAGGGCCGCGTAGTTCGCCTCGCGCCACGTTTCGACGTTTGAAAGCTGGGTGAGTATCGCTTCGGCTGCGAGTATCGCTTCGGCTTTCGTCTCGAAACGTGCGTTGACGGCGGAAACGACCGACCCGCTAACGTACGAAGACGCGAACACGTCCCGCGCATAGAACGTGTTTGCGTCCCGCGTATTGTCGCCTCCCGAAACCACCGCCCCGTCCCCCGACAAAAGAGACGAAGCCAGGTCCCCGTACGCTGAAAGGCGGGCCGATATTGCCGACGCGGAGCGGGCCGGGGCCTGGATCAGCAGGGTTGTTTGGAATACCAGGTCCAGCGGCGTAGAAACCAAGGTGTCTATGCCCCGGTTTATCGACTCGTTTATAGCGTCGAATTGCCGCCGCACGCCGTCCTGCGTATCGGCTACCGCTTGAAGACCGCCCGCGGCGGCGGACAGTAGCCCGTCGTAGGTGTTTTTAAAACTTACCAGGGAAGACGGCGCCGACAAGTCCAGCGCCCCGGCTGTTTGCTCCGACAGGGCGGCGTTGTACGCATCCACGGCGGACAGGACCGAAGAACCCGGGTCGGTCTGGCCGGTCGGGTAAATAATGCCGATAGTTTCCCAAAACGTCACCTCGAGCACGGCCTGGTTCGCTGCGGTCTTTAAGTCGTCCCGGCGCGTAATGGTCCCGAACGGCACAACGTCCACGGTCCCGTAGGCCGGGTGCTCAAGGCGGCCGGGGCCGCGTTCCAACAGTAGCGACTCGAAAGACGCGGCGGCCAGGTCGTAGTCCGGCCCCCAGAAGAACAGGCGCAACGGGTACTGGCGGCCGGTGTTCCCCAAGTCTTGGATGTAGGTGCCGTCCGCGTCGGGGAAGTCAAACGCGGTCGTTTTCTTTTCAACGCTTCGCCGTACGTCTTCGTACTCGAAGGTCTGGCGGGTGCCGCCTGGCGAAGTGTACGCCGCCGCGTTTAGTCTGTCCGTCCATGCCATTAGAAGGCCCCCGTGGGTTGTAGCGTAACGCCGGCGCCCATGCTGCCTTTCGTCACTTCCGCCCGGCCGCTTTCGTCCCGGATTGTCACTTCCGCCGAACTGGTCTGGCGGCGCTCTTCGATTGAACGGGCGGTGCGCTCCTGCGGGCTCTGAACGACGGGCCGGCTCTGGCCTCCGGAGGGCTGTTTCTTCTCTTCGTCGTCTCCGAAGCCAAAGAAGCCGGCGACCCCGGACGCTGCGTTCTTCACCGCGCCCGTCGTCGAATCCACCACGCCAGAACCGAAGTCGGAAACCTTGCCGGCGGCGTTCTTCACGACGTTAACGGCGCCCATTACTTTGTCCACAATGCCGCTGATCATCGACCAGGCGTCTGAAAAGCTGGCGGTCACCCCGGCCCATAGCTCCGCGAAGAAATCGGACACGACCGACCAGGCGCCGGTCACTTTCTCCGCGCCGCTTTTAAGCCAGTCGATTGCCGGCGCCACGTCACTCATAACCGACGCGGCAAACGACGACATAGCCGCCTTGATTTCGTCCCAGTACACGACCGCCGCAACGATAGCCGCTATCAGGGCCACAATGCCCAGAACTATCCACGTTATCGGGTTCGCCAGCATAACCAGGTTAACGACCGCCATTATCGCTGAAAAAACTTTCAGGGCGGCCGACGCTGCGACAAAGGCGGCTACCATCTTGAAAATCATCTCGCCGTTGCGTTCAACAAACGACGCGAACTTCCCTAGCTTGTCAAGGCCCGCGCCCAACATTTCGGCTATGTCGTACTTGTCGTTGAACTCGATAACCGCCCGGGTCACGGCTTTTAAGCGCGTCCAAAGGTTCCCCATAAATTCGGTGATTCGGGTGCGTATCAGGTCTTTGTTGGCCACTATCCACTCGCGCCACTTGCTCAGGGTCTTCGTTATCGCGGGGGTCATCGGGAGTATCACCTGCTGCAACAGCCCCATCAGGCTGCGCTTCAAGCTGTTCGCCGCGTCGTTGTACGCTTCGGCGGCTTTGGCCTGGGCCATTGTTATGTTGCCGTTTTCGTTCTGCTCTTTGCGAAGGGCGGCAATGGCTGCGGAGCTATTGTCGGCAATGTTGACGAGCTTCAAACCTTGCCGGCTGAACGCCGCGTTTGCCAGGGCGGCTTTTTCGGTGGCGCTGTCCGCGTTGCGCATCGCGTCGATGTATATCTCGAACGCTTTGGCCACGTCGTCGGTCCCCTGCAGTTGCTTTAAAAGCTGCGGGTTTATCTTTTTGAGGCCAGTGACTAGCGGGCCCATTCCGCCTTTGGCTTCGCCTAGACGCTTCGAAAACGCGCCCAGGGACTTGTCCAGAAGGCCCGTAGATACGCCGGACTGCTCCGCCACAAACTTCCATTCTTGCAGGTCTTCAATGGGGAACTGAAGGCGCCGCGATTGCTTCGCCAGTTCGTCGGCCGCGTCGGCCGTTCGGTTTAATGCGGTAACCGCCGCGGCGGAACCGACGGCCAGGATTGCGCCGCCGAACTTTGCGACCCGCGCCGCCCCCTTGCCCATCTTTCCGACCAGGCGACTAACGGCACGATCAGCGGACCGCAACCCGCGCGACATAGCGCGGGTGAACTTCCGAACCTTCGTCTGCATACGCGAAACCGGAGCGGTTACGCGGTCCACCGCTTTGAATACTGCTTCTACTGAAAAGCGGCCCGCCATGCTTTACCCCTTCGGCTTCGAGTGCTCTGTGAGTTCGCCCCGGAGCCCCTCGTAGAAAAAACGAATCTCCCGGGCTTTTAGTGTACGTGGGTCGGGCAACCCCGGGTAGTCCCTGCAAACCTGCAAAAGCATTTCGCCGTATACCCGGTCCGCTGTGTGGCCCCGCTGGGGGTGCTTAAAGTCCGCACCCACCCGAACCAACGGAACCCCGACTAGTCCATTAAAAGCGCGAAAAGCGCCTCGCATACCTTCGCATCGTTGCCGGCCAGGCCCGCAAAAACGTTCGGGTGGACCCTGCACATATCAGACATAACGGCGTAGGTTTTCGCAACGTCGTGGCCCTTTTTCTTCCCGTCCATCGCCATAAGCGAAGCGCCGGTGCGTTCGTGAAACGTGATGGGGTCGCTATGCTCCGACCGGGCGTTGCTGGGCGTGTACACCGCTTCGCCGCCCTCGTTCACCGCCAGGTCGCCGCGCTCCATCGCGCGAAGGATCCGACGTTTCTGTTTTGCGAATTGGCCCAGGTCTTCGGCGCCCATCAGGGA